GTCAGTTCAGGTTGGCTCGATTCATACCTACCACACAAGGAATACCCTCAAAGCTAGCCCCTATACCCAGAAGGGGTTACGCTCAGGCTTTAGTATGGCATGCGTCCCACGCACGAGTTTAATAAGGTTTAAAGCTTCTCATATAAATGGAAAATTGTAAGACAAATGCATATGTCACCGATAATGGGGATTAAATGTGCAATGGGTTAGGTCGCGCGCCTCCAACTATAACCCCAGGCTTAACGCCTAGGATGAAAGAGGCGCAATAGACGACCACCCTTCTTTGGGACAGGCGCCGGGGGCGCAGTCGGGATAGGAAAAGCAATTGGTGCAGGGATGTCTAAAGCCGGGGAAGCTACCTCGACTATGTCATCCGGGACGGGCGGGGCGGGACGCACTGGGCGCAGCAGCCTCTCAACCGGGTCTGCCGCCGCCTCAGCGCGGTGGAACGGTGATTGGATGGAAGATATGCGAGTACGCAAGTTAGCGAACCTGCTACGCATAGTCTTCTTCACCGACTCTGGAGCTATAGCCCTCTCAACCCGCCTGGAGAAGAATGAGAAGACCTGGGACGGTGTCACAGAGAGAGCGCGGTCGCGAATCCAGTCAAGAACAATCTTGGGGTGGCGACCTGTCTCGATGGCACGCTTGGCGTACGGATAGAGAATGACCAATGTCGGCCAAAGGAAGGCAATCAACATGGCCACAAGGAGGGCGAAGAGAATGGCAAGCACAAAGGAGAAAGAGGCAAATATCTTGCCCCAAGTCCCGGCATGCCATAATAGCAAACCAAGTACCAGAAAGAGGACGCAGAGAAGGAAGCAAAACACATACGCCCAAAAGTAATAGGGCCAGAAGGCTGCTATGTGTAGTAGCGCCGACTGGTGCGTTGCACCGAGGAATAGGATTGCAGCAGAGGACAAACCGTAGAACCAGTTGAACACGTAGCGGATCTTGCGACCAACACACGCGCGCGCCTCTTCCACAGACTCCCTGCAGTCCCTCAACCTCTCAGAGGCTGCGAGCTTATCACAGAACCTCCCGTACGCTTCGCGCGTGAGATCCGAAAGGCGCGGGCCTATCGTGTCACGCACGGTGTACTCCAACTCCACACGGTCTTTAGCCTTCCTAAAGGCGTCAGACACCCCATCCCTGGCCCGTTCTACACCATCAGAAACGCGCTGCTTACCGGCAGCAATTGCGTCTCGGGTGGCATCTGCCATCGAGGGCCCGTGGGTGGATAGCTTCACCAAGGTCTCACGGTAACCCTCATGTACACGCAGGCCCCCTTGGAGCAGCAGTTCTTGCATACCCCCGAGCCTGTCCGCCA